TTAAATAAGACCGAGCATTCGGCATCTCTCCGTGATTTCATCCGCTGAAAGCGCGAGCCACTCTACCGCACTCCTATGTCGTCGACGTATTGCGGATATGAACCCTCGGTGTACCCTCTCGTATTCCTTATTAAAATCCTCACGCTGCCTCCAGCGGTACAATGTCCGCCTATCCACTCCGCATAGTGACGCAATTTCATCCATCGTGTCGTGTACGCCCTTGCGCGCCAACATCTCGATTGCAAGCATATGACGCTCGTCAAGCGGGGGCCGTGCGCGTCTTTTGCGCTTCTTATTCGCCATTGTAACGCAACTCCTTCCGTATGTAAAAAGAGCGAGCCGTAGCCCGCCCGTGAAGATTAATTCACCCATGCTTTAACGAACGCGCGCGCGATCTTTTCGATGTCTGCGTCTTCACGTATGGTCGTACCGTACATATTGACTACGATACCTCCGTTGCTGCCTTTGCCGCGCTGCTGGTCGCGCCATTCAGATGCCTCGTGCTTCGTGAGGACTGTTTCATCACGATGGAGGCGCGCAGGATAATCATTATACGGAACTCGGTCGAGCCCGCCTGCGTGTCCGTTTGCGCTTGGACGTTCGACTTGAATAACGCCGTTTCCACCAAAAGCCTCCGGCATACCTAACGAGAAATTACCGGATAATACCTGCGCCGCATCTGAATTTTTAAACTCTTGCCACTTTTTATACGCGTATTCAATCGCAGAAGCCACCGCGTCAATCGCTGCTTCCATGAACTTCAGAATCGGCTTAACGGTTTCCCACGCAGCCGAAAACGCCTCGCCTAACGTCGGAAGCATCGGCCTCACAACGTTATCAATCAGGAACGTAATCCCTTGCGCGAGGTATCCGACGAGCTTAGCTGCGATTGGAAATACCGTGTTGAAGATGTCCAGAACGGTCGGCAATACCGCGACCACAACCTCGCCGATCGCTTTAATAGCCGATTGGACCAACGTAAATACCGGCTGCATAAACGTCCAAGCCGATTGGAGAGCACTCGATATCTGCGGAAAGTAGCTTTTAAATATGCCGACTACGTTCGTGACCCCGTTTACGAGTGCAGTCCATGTCGCTTGTGCGGTCGGAAGCAGCGATTTAACTCCGTTCATAACCGCTTGACCTACAGGAGCCAGCACAGCCATGACGCTGGTAAACGTAGACTTAATCGCGTTGCCCCACGCTTTTGCTTGATCGGAGTCTAACCAGTTATTCAATTGAATAGCAAGCTCGGACCCCTTATTTGCGAGTGCAGCGATCATAGGCATTGTCGGAAGTAACGCGGATATCTGAAGCGTCTGTATAGCCCCTTCAAGTTGTTCCACTGCACCGGCTGCGTTGTTCATCTTTTCCTTGGCTACTTGGAGCGCAGTGACGTTGCTCATCTGACGCTGAAATTCCTTGACGCCTTTAGAACCCGCCTTATATAACGTAGTTGCGGCCTTTACGCCATCAGTACCAAACATGTCCAGCAGCGTAGCCGTTCGATCCTGTTCCGACATCTTACCGAGCGTTTTTTGCAGAACGTCAGCCACGCCCGCTAGGTCCTTGATCTTGCCCTTTTCGAAGAACTTATTTGCCTTGCCGACGCCAATGCCGAGGTCTTCGAACAGTCGTGCGGCCTTCTTTGTCTGCGGCTGCAAAGACATCAGCATAGACTTGTAAGAGGTACCGGCATCCGACCCGGATTTCAACCCGTCATTGGACACGAGACCAATCGCGGTATTAAAGTCTTTGAACGATACCCCTACCATGTCCGCAACGCCGCCCGCACTCGCGAGAGCATATCCGAGACTTCTTACGTCGGTTGCCCCGGAATTGGCAGTACCCGCGAGAATATCCGCAGCTTGTGCCGCTGTAAGCCCGTCCTTCTTAAACGCGTTCAGCGACGTTGCCATTGTCTCCGCAGCTTCCGTGAGTTCCAAGCCGCCAGCCGTCGCGAGACTGAGCGCTGCGTTAAGACCGCCCGCTTGGACTTGCGCGGTGGACATTCCCGCCTTCAAAAGCTCCTCGATCGCTTTTGCTGACTCAAGTGCTGAATATTTAGTAGCCATTCCCTGCTCCAGCGCGAGTTGTTGCATCTGCTTCATTTGTGCATCTGTAGAACCCGTTAAAGCTTTAATCGTGGACATTTGCTCCTCAAAATCCATCGCTTTCTTGACGCTATCCCCTGCCACCGCAACAGCAGAAACAGCAGACCCGAGAAGGCCCGCCGCCGCTCCGAACTTAACCATTCCGCCCATTGCCCGGTTCAGCTTACCAGACATTTCATCCTTCAGACGCAGATAACCCGTGATATCAAATGCTATGACGGATCACCCACTCCCGATAACGGTCGATCGCACGCAACAATTTACGCAGCGCATCGTGTACGGTTAACGTTTGACGCATAGCGCTCCGGCCCCGGTCTACTGCGTTATCCGCTCCCTCAAGCGCATCCGAAAGTCTACGCATTCGGTATCCAACGGTCTTAATCGAGTGAACCCCGGAGGCCTCAAACTGTGCGGCTGTCTCCGTCCACGTTGCGTACTGCTCCGCATGGTTTGTTCGAAAGCCGTAGTTACCCGGCCGTGTATACGTAATGATCTCCGCCAGTAAGCTCGCAATTGGGACTACGCGCTCAAAAGATACCGTAATTTTATCCGACATGTTACTCCCCCTATCGTTGTTGCGCCGCCTTCGCTTCCCGTTCAAACTGGAGCATCATCGACGCGTACATAAACATCCGGTGCCGTCGTTCCTTTGCGTAAACTTCGTCGGGCGGGATGCCGTGACGCTGAAAGATTTCATGAAGCAACGCAGACTCCCCGCCCGACTTGATTAGTTTTTTGCTTCGTCAATCAGCTTCGCATCGTCCACGAATCCGGACAGTTTAAGCAACGCCTGTACGACGCGGGATTGTTCGCCGGGCAGTAGCGCCTTTTTAACGACGTCGGCTGCGTCGGACGCCTCATAGTGATCTCTCAACGCCTTATCGTTAAGGTCCGGATCGGCCACAGCTTTAACGATGAGCAGACGATTAAATAGCGACTCGTCGACCTTGCCGTCTCTGCCCGTCGTTGCCTGTGCGCGAGCCTTTTCGAGTGTGTCTTCGTCCAGCGCCTTGACGATAAAATCCGTCTTCAAACGAGGGATATACACGCCTTCCTGTAGGTCTGTAGTGGCTCCGAGTAATGCTTCCAGTCTGCTTGTTGTCATATAATCAGCCTCCGTATGTTTTTTTGTTGGAATTAAAAAGAGACCCCGAAGGACCTCCTGATTTCGCTATTTACTTACGCAGTCAGCCCTTTGATTCGGGCGTGCGCCTTCTCTTGCTGGAGCTCCAACGTGTATTCACCGACGATGATACCGGACTGGTAATCGCCTTTGACGCCTAGGTACGTGTGACCAAAAGAACGGTCGCCGAGTGGTCGAACCTTAATCCGATTCGCGTCTACGAAAAGAATCTCGTCAGGCTTCAGATTATCGTTAAGCACGACCTGGAACGTACCGAAGTCATTGACGATGTGGTCAACTTTCTGGCCGCGACTATTCTCCGCTTGCGTCAACCTGATCTGCGTAAATGCCATGTCGCTGATCGCGCGTTTCTGTACAGCAGGAACAACGAAGGTGTAACCCGCGTTCCCTGTCGCAAAGCCACCCGCGCTATAAACTTTTTGCGTCACATCATCGAGCAGCTTTTTCGTAACTGGCCCGCCCGCAGTGGTCATGTTAGTCTCGATGAAGCTACGGACGCCGCGCATTGTGCGCATATTTCCGCTGTCGAATTTTCGGCCACCAATGATAGCTTTCTCCAGTTGGAGCGCGAGTTCGAGCTGCTTCTTCGCCTTCTCATATTCGTATAAGCCACTTGAGCCGATACCGTATTGCGCGACCGCCTCCGCAGACCCTGTGACTGACACCGTGTCCTCGAAAATCTGCGTGACATTGTCGCCCTTCGTTTTGGACTTATAGCGGGCGTCTCGCGCATCCGCACCCTCTCGGCTATCCCCGTAAAGTGACTCCATCATTGCGTCTTTCGCAATCGCGGCGGCCGTTGTTCCACTATAGCCCCGGACAACCGAGATTTTGTTCGCGGCACTATCCACCGCTTGAATCAATACGAGCTCATCGCCGACTTCTGCAATCGTGTGCGGACGGAACGGCTCGGTGCTGGCAACCTTAATCTCCGTGGCATCTACAGCAACAGCGGCAGTTACCGTCGTCCGCGTTGCGAACATGGCATCTTCGTACCATACGTGCGTAGTTGATGTAACCGGCTGGCCGAATCCGAGCAAGTTCAGCATCGGTGTCTGACTAGGGTTCAAAAGCAAGATTTCGTCTGTTACTGATTCACGTTTTCCGATTAATTCATTTGTAAAAATTGTCATAATAAATTCCCCCTATTATTTTTGAAGTTTAGCTTTCCTTGGCTTGTCCGACTGGCGGCGGCTATATCCGAGTGACGGGCCGATGTTGGCGATCTCCTCGCCGGTACCGATGCCGCCTGTCCACGTTTTTGAATTGATGAATTTACTCACGCTGATTCCTCCCCTTCAAATTCTGTTACGAATTGTCCCATTGCACCGTCCACGCTAGACCATACGGATACCCGATGCTTCCCGAACAGATACTCCCGGTCTTTAATCTCGAAGTATCCGGACCATAACGCTTCAACTGCGCTCTCCAGCGGCGTCTTATCGGACTCAATCGGCCAGGTCCCCGTTAGCATGTCGCGTCCCTGAACGTCGTACAGCTTGACGATGTTATTGCCATCTACTTGCCGGTGGATTACACGTGTGTATTGATCGCTCATTTCCGTCTCTCCTTTCGTCTGCGTCTCCGCTCATCCTCGGCGATACGGTCCGCATTGAGCCGTATGTAACGCCGGGACACCGAATCACCAAACGTAATCGTAATGCCGTCCGCGTACGATATCACCGTATGGTACTGGTTAACTCCGTTGCTCAACATGGCTATTACCTCCTCGCTACTTGTGTACTCAAATACCGACATTGTACGGAGTCATCGCCGCGCCAGGCTTTACACCGCTTATCCGCTTTTGACATCGCGTGAAGCAATACGCAGCTCGAATCCGGCTTGTAATACGGACAATATGTAGCCGCGTCCTCTCGATCACTCACTAGCTCACCTCCCGCTAAAACCGGACACTATTCGTACTCATTTCCGTGTTTTCGCTTGATTTCAGACGCGCAAAAATAAGCCGAGGGTCATAGTTCCTCCGCTTGTCTAGAACGCTAATACCACGCTAATTCAACGTATAGGGTACTGCGCTGTTACACACTGATTTGGCAATTTAGCAGGCGCTTGATCGACCGTTTCCGCACTTCCGGTACGCGGTACTGAATAGCGATTAACTTGCCGAATCGGAAATACTCAGCCATAACATGAAAATCCGAATAGCTACGCTCGATCTTCACCATGACGGTAACATCTTCTGTGTACGCCGCGAGGTTGTCCGAGTCAATCCGCCATATCTTGTTACTCACGTAAGGCCCTCCTTACTTTCGTGTTTTAAAGCGGTAAACTATAAGAACAAAAATAAAGACGCTTGTCAAAGCGCCAACTTAGTCGATTCCGCTGCACGTTACCCCCTTCTCACTGGTTAAGCCGACGAACGGTGCTCACTAACTCAGCAATTTGCTCGTCTGTATAGGGAATGGCTGCACGGATTCTTTGCGCAACATGAGGTAGCAAAGGGCGTTCGTCCCGCTCAATAGCGCCGAGTAAGGGTACTGATACACTCGCCTCTTTCGCGAGCTTCCCCTGCGACATCCCCAAGTTGATACGGCAAGTACGTATGATTTCTGGCGTTAGATGCACTTCATATTCCTCCTCTTGTGGTGGTGTCTTGTTCATACTTAGTTATAAATAAAGACCGATCATGCCGCCAAGCACCCGGCACAATTACAGTCTTATCTCCTCATATATACATGGGAAACCAGCGCTCAAAATATCAGGTATATTATGTAACATTCACAAACTTGTCACATCTTCTCTTGGAAGGTATATCTGCCCCGTTAGATCAACCTGACCACCGCCCTCGATGAACGCTTCTAGCGATATCTCGTGCTTCTTCCGCTGCTGCTCGCGGTAAAACTCCGCGTCAGCATTCTTTACCGGATGAGATGCGGTGCGCTCGGCAACCATATCCGCTTTTATAATGAAGTCCGCTAAGATTTCGAGGATTGAAAACCGCGACAAGTAGTTTTTACGCCTTGTCATCGGATGCCTGTACGCCTGTGCTGCGAGCTTCTTACGTGACCTTCCGGCCGCTAGGAGCGTGGATGTGACGACGTCGACGATCATAACGCGTAACTCATCATCCTCTATCCGGTAGTGTGCATCCCAAAACGTGGTGATGTTCAAACGTGAACCCCCTCCTATATGGAAACTTAATATTTTGATATCGGCGTATCTGTTGTTCTTCCTAGTGGAAGTTCTCACGCGAAAATCTATATGTGACCACTCCATTACGCGCATGATACTTCGCTAGGAATGAGCGTAAGCGAATGACGACGCGTGAGGGATAGTGATCTTCTATCCCGAAACAGGTTATGATGTCGTAATGTTTATTCTTGTTTATTCGTTCTTGTACTTCGTTCTTATTACATTCCTATAAACGGAGTACGACAATTCCCATGAACGGGATTTAAGCCACTCCGTCTACAGGAATCGCTTCTTCTGCGTCATCCTTTCTATGTGGATAGAACAGCGGAAGGTATATCTTCTTGACGTTTCCCTTCCAAGGTATCTTCTTCGTAATCAAAAGACCCTCGACCTCAAGCATCCGACACAACGGGTTAATTCGGTCACCGTGTATCCCCGTATCTTCACGTATTTGCTCTACCGTTGGGAACGCCCACATATAGTAATCGTTCGCCTCGGTTCCGTTCACATACGCGTGAAGGTAAAGCAAAAGCAGAATTGCGTCTCTCGCGTCGTTCTTCCGGTATTTCTCCCCCATTTCAACTAAATGAACGCGAAAGAGCGAATGGAGTGAAGGCGAGTATCCGCCATGTCCCCGCTCTAGGACGGTCTCTTTTTGTTTAGTCGCTATCTTAGCTAACGTCCGAAGGTCGCTCATCCTCCGTCCCCCCCTCCTATACCGTATTTCTCGTGAAACTCCGCATACGTCAGCGGTTCGAGCGGTTCGTATATGAGCTTATTCGGAAAGCGATCGGATTTTGTGACGTTGAGCAAACCGTAACAGCAAAGCGTAGCCGTGTGTTGGCGGATTTTGTACGGGGATAGCCCTGTTTGCGCCTCTATTTCGCGTTGATTTAGCCACGTTTTACCGTATAATTGGTGGTCCGGCTTGTTTTGGCACCAGGAACGTAAATAACCGTAAAAGCCCGCCGTTTCCACGGTAAAACCTTCGAGTTGCGGGTACGCCCGGTAAAGGATGGCCGGGACCTTAACGAAGCGATTATCGCAATTCATTGAAGACATCGCTCCTTTCTAGCGATATTTCCCCAAGGCCCAACGTCTTCGTACAAAGATTCCCCTTTTGCTTTAAGTAGTTCTAATGTTTGCTTACTAATATCTTCTGAATCATGCGGCGAATCTGCGTACTGGTATAGTTGTGGGTACATGTACATGATGCCTCTACGATTGTCATCGTAAAAATTAATAGCGAACGTTTCTTTTTCCCCCTCTAAGTTAAAATCTACCATCGCTGTATTTGAAAATCCTTGGGGAAATACAACTTTTGCGTCAATCACTGTCGCCTTTTTCTTTTGAGTATTTTGCTTCATTTCTCATCGTCTCCTTTATATCGTTATTGTTGAATGGAACCCCTATTAGTACGTGAAAAAGTAGTTACTTCCCGTTGATTCGCAGAACTTAATCGCAAAGTCAGCGTTAAGTTCCGGATTCCCCGTTCAATCACGCCTACCTCGATGAATTGCTTCCTTCTAATCTCAACCTTGCCGCTGCCCCCGATTTCCTGGTCGATTAAGTATTCCGCGTTCAATAGCGCTTTCTGTTCGTTCTCGACGAAATTCTGAATCTTCAAGTCAAAGTACATTTCGTATGCCTTTTCTATAATATTAGCCGCCTGAACTGGATGGCCTAACTCAAACCGTCGAAGTGTGCTTGGACTAATGCCGAGGGCTTCCGCAACCTTCGTGAGCGTAAGGCGATGTGTTTCTCGCCGCTCTTTAAAACGCGCGCCCTTCTCCGCCCACTCTCCAGCTTTTTTAGCTACGTACTGTTCCCGTGTCAACAATGCATTTGTCATAATTAAAATCGCTCCCTTTTCGTTTGGTTTATATGAAATGCGGTCTCCCGCGGTCTAACTAGTTAACCGAATGTGCGGCGTCGTTATGCACACAAGAATATAGAAAGTCCGCACGCGCTTCGCACATCGCCTTATACTATCTTGCTGCCGACCGCGCGCGTTTCGCACATCGCTCCTATATTTTTTTCTACAACGAATTTTGACTTCGCACAGATTCACGTAAATTTTTGTCCTACATTTAATATAGGGACAAGAAATTATGAATTTAGGACACCTTCCTTCATTGAAATTTCTTCGACACTACATATAAGCACATGTTTATTCTGAATTGGGACATCGTCTACTCTCCTTTTATATAAGGACAGAAACTTTTTAATTTGGGACACGTCCAAAAAACTTTTTCACAATTTTCGAAACCAACGGAACCCATGTTCGTATATACTTGATATAACAAACGGAAAGAGCGTGCCTGAACGCGAGAGTTACTTCGCCACTCTTTCCGCACCTATCTATGTGAACTACGCCTGCCTGAAAGTGAACGTTTGCCGCGTTCACGACGTAGGAATTATCGAAATCGGCCAGCCTACGGGACGTTGGCGCGTCTTACGTAGACCGACCGGAAGTGCCGAGCAGTTGGCGCTACTCAGCATATGGTCCGTAGGCACTCCGCTAGTTGGCGCTGACGGTACGGACATTTAGCCGTCAATGTTGGCGCAAAGGCGGTTTGATACTACGCGCGTCTCCTCCCCATATTGGCGTTCGGAACGGTTAGCGCCATTCCGGACACCGTTTAGGTTCATCGGAATACGCGTCAGCCCTTCTTCTTAACGAGATTCAATTCGATATCGCCGCGGTCTTCGAGCCATAAGAGTTCATCGACTAGAAACGTTAAGCCGTTCATGGCGCGGATATGATCGAGGACTTCCGTAACCACTTGCAGCAAGTCACGCTGAACGTTCTTTCCGAGTTGAAGGCCGCCGGAGTCTCCGTCGATAAATAAGTGCGTGTGTTCCGGATGCTCGACCTTGCGGACGTGACGGAGCCATAAAATTCCGGTCTCAAGATGGAAGAAATAACGGTCATCGTACAAAACGCCCTCCACGAGCTCATACATATGCGGCAGGTCGTACGGACCGTAAGCAAGCGCCGCCTTTTCTAGTACGTTTGATTTAGTCTCCATTTTCGTACGCTCCTTCGTAGTTAAATCCTACTGGCTTGATGTCGGTAGCCGTAACGTTATGTCCGGTGTCATTCGCGTTCTGAACCGCCTGCTCGATCGCAATCGTCCGGAGTTCGTCCTTCGTAAGCTGGCGCGGTGCGTACACCGGAAAGGTCATGCGGATGTCTCCGAACTCGACGACGCATCTATAACAGTGATCGGCCGCCATTAAGAAACGCCTACTTTCGAAAATACGTTGTTAAATGCTACATTCAGTTCCTTAAGTGCTTCAATCCGCTCCGCGTCGGTGAAGTGCGGACTCTCTAATATGTTACCGACCGCGAGTGTATAGAAACGGAACGCGATCATTAAGGCATCACCGTAGGTTTCCGAACCAAGCCGATAATCCGTGAATATTTCCAAGTACGACATTACGTCAACACCTCTCGCGTGATCAACGCGACAGCGTAGATAAATTTAAGTACAGTTACGATGCGTTTGCGAGCCTTGCGTGACAATACGATGTTACGCGTAGCTGACGAATTTACTGTAACGTTCAATCTGTGCGCCTCCCTTCCTTACGATGAATCCGAGTTCACTCATGACGTCCATTGATAGCGTTAAACTACCGAGTGGTGACCGCTGATTAACTTTGGTTATCCGCCAGAACGCCCGTGGTTGAATAACTAACTCCTGACGCGTGCCGACGTAGCGCAATATGTAGTTGCCCGTAGTCGGATCGAATACGTAACGAACGTGCGCCGGAGTAACTAGCGGACGAACAACACGGAAGACTTCCCGTTTCATTTCTGCGTCCAGTTCAAAGCCGAGTTCGGCGAGCTGTGCCGGCGTAGTTTCAACTGTATCACCGTAGAGAAACGGATTAGCTTGCGGTATAATAGTGAAGAACAATTCCGATGTAACGCGGAGTTCTTGACGTTTGCGGCCGCTTCCGACCATGATGATGACGTTACCTTCGCGACGATTACGGATGAAACCTAACGTGATTGACATATGATTCGCCTCCAAGCGGGATTATATGATGAGTTGCGTGATGCTTCGGAACAGTACGATGTTGCTCGGGATAAAGATGAAACTTTTTAATAACTCAATACGTTAATAACCTGATTCGATAATAACCCTATGAGTTAATATAGTCAAGCCCCTTTTATGATAAAATAAAATTAATTACAAGGAGGGTCGCGGATGATTCGTTTTACACTTGAAGAGATGCTCAAGAAAAGAGAAATGAGTATGTATGCATTGTCTAAAAGCTCAGGTATCCGCCCAAACACCATAAGCCAATGGGTAACAAACGAGGGCGTTGACGTAAAGTCTATTACTATCGAGACACTTGATCGAGTTTGCTCAGTATTAAACTGTCAACCGGGGGATTTGATTAAATACATAACGAATGTCAAAGAAAGTACCGAGCCAAAAAAAGAAGACCGTTAATCTAGCGGTCTTTTTGCGTTAAATTAGCGTCTATCCTTCGTTCCCTTGCGTACCCCTAAACGCAAACTTAAACGGGCTATTTCACGGTGATTTTACGGTGAAACGACGCGACATACTCTGCGTTTAACGCAGGGAAATACCCAAGGTGGGTCGTCCGAACATGTACGTTTTGTCCTATAATAGGTTTATTTATTAACTTTAGTGAAATGAAGTAGGGATGAGGTGAATAGTATTCACGTCACTGGCTCGAAAGGAGGAATCAACGTGAGTGAAGTCGCGACTCTATCATCCGACTTACCTGCGATAACTGCGGAAATCAACGCATATAAGCGCGTTGCAGGCGAAGCTATCTTCGAAATCGGACGTAGGTTGAAGCACGTAAAGGAGAACGACCTAACCCGTGGGGAATGGGAACACTGGCTCTCATCAGTAGACATCCCAAAAACTACGGCTTGGAACATGATACGAGCCTATGAGCAGTTTTCAAATGTTCCGACGTCGGAACGTCTGGATGTCGGAAAAATCTTCGAGATGCTCTCGCTTCCATCCGATATCGACCGATCTCATTCGTTTCCTCTACGCACACCATCCCGTCAACCGGCGCCACCAAAACCGTTGACGAAATGACCGTACGCGAACTACGCGAAGTTAAAGCCGCACTCAAGACCGAGCGTGAAGCACGGGAACAAGCGGAGGCTCGCGCTGAGAAAGCGGGGGACGATTACGGGGTCATATGCGATACGCTAGAAGCTGTGCGTGCAGAGCCACCGAGGGTAAAATTCCCATTTTTTTCTTAGTATAATTCCCCTCTATCTGATAAAATTATGTTCAAAGTAAATAAACGTAAAAGGGGTTACATCTGATGCGATACCTTCTTGCTATTCTGATTCCACCGCTGGCGGTTCTACTTTGTGGTAAACCCGGCCAGGCTATTTTGAATTTTATACTGTGTCTATTTTTCTTCGTGCCCGGTGTCATCCACGCACTGGTCGTTGTGACCAGCCATAAAGCTGACTTGCGAAACGAAGAACTTATCCGTGCAATACAGCGCGGGCAGCACCGATAAACGACGGAAAGCCCGTAATCCTCTGCGTTGAGGACACGGGCTTTTAACGTAATATTAGGCGTTTATGGCGCTATCCTTACGTAGGTATTCAGAACGGAGTTACGGCGCTTATTTGCGGTGAAATGCGATGATTAAGCTTAATAACTATGTATATATTTTGTACCACTGTCTTTCTTAATTACCCTCTGTGTGCGCCCGCATACAATCCGCCCAACACCCCGAGCACGCCACAAGCAATAGCAGCGATCATAATTACAGGCCCTTTGTATATCACGACCTTCGACCTTCTTCGTAAGGAATCCGAGAATGACCGCGATCGGAGACGTAACCACGGGAAACCACAACAAAGAGAGTACAGCAAACGTCCATCCGAGGAACGCGAGCGCACTTCCCTTTCGTTGCTCTTGCCTTTCCGTTGGCTTGTCGCTCTTTACGATACCGTTAATCAAACCGAATCCCTCCGTATCTCACGTTACGTTTACCTAAATAATACCATTGGACTAGTACGTTGTCACTACAGTTACACGAAAAAATAACAACAAACTCCCTATTGCATAAATTTTTCCATATTATATAGACAAAATAATTGTACTATTGTTTATAGTCAATGCTTAGTGTATAATAAAATAAAAAATGTAACGCATTACAAAAAGAAAAAGCCGCTAATATCGCAAGACATAGCGCGGCCCTTTTTAGGTATTACTTATGGAAAATAGCCGAGGATCCCGTCAAAGATAACTGCTATTTTCCATGTGTCATTACAAAAACGAGTGTTGCGAAATTTATCATAAGTGACAACGTTTCATATACAGTCATAGGCGGTCACCTCCCCTCAGAGAGGACCGCTTTTTGCTATGTCTTGCTGTCTAATTGTACTATATATCCTCTCTGACTGCTACCATATTTTATAAAATCGTAGTTAGATACCCGCTACATCGAAGAAGTAGCACGTTGTCACTAAAAGAAAAACGGACCCACTCACGTAATCTCCCGCGCAAATGAGTCCGTTAAAGTCCGTTACTTCGTATCTTCCGCCTTCTGCTCCGTCTTGAACGTAGAGTACACGCCAGTCCCAATCAACGCGTACGAAACGATATCTACTCCGATTTGCCACGTTCCGAAATCGGGCGCTACTCCGTACTTACGTAAGACTGGCGACTGCTGCGGTACAAGTATGTGAACTAGAAAATCTACTTAAAGTAGACATCCTTATATACAAAAATAATTAAATTATGTACAATAAGAGTATCAAGAGTGAAATAAAATGAAACTTGGTAGTTAAGCCGCAAGACACAGCGCGACCTACAGTTTCAACTACAGAGCACTACGAATAATAGCCGACGATCCTGCCAAAGATACCGGCTATTATTTGCGTATTATTAAAACAACAAGCGATGCGAATGATAGTATAAGTGTCAGTGTTTCATATACGGTCATAAGCGGTCACCTCCATGGTAGGCCGCTTTTTGCTGTGCCTTGCTTGCCTAATTATACAACACCTCCCCTCTCACTGCCTACTATTTTTATACTACTCTCATCTATCAAAAAAAATAACGCTCACCTCCGAAGAGATGAACGCTATGTGCTTACCGTTTTCTTTTACGTTCTTTCTGTAACGGACCAGTCACGTTATTCATAGGCGTAAACTGGTCGTGCTTCTCCTTAATCGATTTATCCGATAGATGTGTGTACTTCGCAACCATACGCAGGTCCGAGTGCCCCATAATACCCGCTAGGTATCGTTCTGACCCGCCATTTTCAAGAAACATAGTTGCAGACGTATGCCGGAATAAGTGGGGATGTACACGCATCTTGAGTCCCGCTGCCTTTACGTAGCCTTTTAGCCGATCACGAAACCGGTCGTCCCGAAGCGGGCCTCCGTAATTCGTAAGAAATACGTACTCCGAGTCAAATTCTTCACATTCCTTCAGCAGCTCACGAATTAGTCTCGCAGTCCGTTGTTGTATTGGTACGGTTCTTCCACGTCGAGACTTAGTTATCAACTCGCTTAGGTATAGTACGCCCTCTTCTGTATCTACCTCCGTTTTCTTTAAGGTGAGAACTTCGTTTATCCGCATGAAGGAGTCGATCAATACATTAATGATAACGTAATCCCTGAACCCCGCGTATGTCCGTTGGTCTGGTTGTGCAAGTATCTTCTTTAAATCTTCTGAGCTCATGATAGTTATATTTTTCTCTGGTTCCTTGACCTTCTTTATCTTTGCGGTCGGGTCGCGGTCAATATGCCCTTCATCTTCCAGAAACCGGAACATTGTCCTTAACGACTTGAGCTTAGTATTAACAGTGACAGGCGAAAGTCCTACCGTCTTATCCCGCTCGTGCTTGTGCGGGTGGTTGTCAAACTTACGCTTGCTATGGAGTAAGTACGCAATATATGACCGTAATAAGTCTGGCGTTATTGCAGTCATCGACCGCTCAACGTTAACCTCATCCAGATAATCGCAAAGATAATTGTAACTTTCTTGATACATTTCCAACGTCCGTTTCGAGCGTCCTTCCGCTATTTTTGCGTGACAAAAAATGTCAAACAACTCGTCAAGGGACTTCGCTGCCCCCTTCGTCTTCCTATCGTTTTTATACCGTTTGCCTGTCCGATTATCCAAAACAAAAACGCCTCCTACCGTTAATTTATACGATAGAAGACGCAGACCCCTCGTAAAATTAGCCGCGCACACCTGCGCCCATTTCCGTCTCGTCCAGCGGTCAACAAACGTTGATATAACGCATACTTTACTACGTTAACGCGTTAGTTAGACCCCAAGGGTGCGCGCTACCTAGCTGCGCTATACCCCGATAACCAGTGTATGTAGATCGATGCTGTTATTTACCATTATAATCTGGTCGTAAAATCCTGTAAAGGGATTATTTAGATCGATTGATACAAAAAATAAGCGCCCAATACTTGAGATACAGGAGCTAACCATGCAGAGCAAAAAAATAATCACACCCGCAGCCTTACTTCTTTTAATACAGTTAAGCGTTCCTATATGCTACACCTTTGCACAGGATAACCTTGTCATAGACCAAGAAACGAAAGAGAGAATAGCGGAGCAATATGGCTTGGAAGAGCCTCATTCACCTACATCAGAGCAGCAGCAAAACTGGATCGGTTACATTTAGTTGGACAGAAAAAATAAGGGCTAGTAGAATGAAAACATTAGAATTAGGAGCGGATCTACTATGCCAAGACAAAGACGTACATTTACAGCAAATTTTAAGAGGCAAATGGTTCAGTTATATGAAAACGGAAAGCCGAGAGCAGCCATTGCGAGAGAGTATGAGCTTAGCCCATCGGCTCTAGATCGCTGGATCAAGCAGGCTCAAACCTCAGGTTCATTCGCTGAAAAAGATAACCGAACTGCAGAAGAGAATGAGCTCCTTGCGCTCCGTAAAGAAAATGAGCGACTCAAGATGGAGAATGATATTTTAAAGCAAGCCGCGCTGATCATGGGACGAAAGTAAAAATCATTAAGCAAAACAGTGATAAATACTCGGTATCAGCATTGTGTGAAGTCCTGCAAATCGCTAGAAGCACGTTCTACTATGAAGCGAAAGAAAAAGACAACGAAGACGAAGTAACTACGACTATCGTAGAGATCTTTCATACCCATCGAAAGGCGTATGGAACGCGCAAGTTGAAAGTCAAACTTCAGGAGCAAGGACACACCGTTTCCAGACGTCGAATTGGACGGATTATGAAAGAGCAGGGCCTCGTGTCCACGTACACGATAGCGCAGTATAAGCCGCACAAGACCGGTTGTAACGAAGCAACAACGGCGAATGTGTTGAAGCGTGAATTTGATCAAACCGAAGCTAAACGTTTCGTGGTCAGCGTTCTAACTTATGTGAAAGTTCAGCACAAGTGGCACTACATTTGCGTACTGATCGACTTATTTAATCGTGAAATCATTGGCCATAGTGCAGGTCCCAACAAAGACGCTGCTCTGATTTCCCGTGCCTTTGCCACGGTAGAGGGCGATTTGAGCGACATTCAGTGGTTTCATACGGATCGTGGAAGCGAATTTAAGAACCAGACCATGGACGATCTGTTAGAGACCTTTGACATTGGCCGTTCCCTAAGTATGAAAGGCTGTCCCTACGACAATGCCGTGGCCGAAGCCACCTACAAAGTGATGAAAACAGAATTCGTAAACCAAATGAATTTCCAGAGTCTTCATCATCTAAAACTAGAATTATATGATTATGTGAACTGGTTCAACAAGCATCGTATTCATGGCAAATTAAGATACATGACGCCAGTTCAGTACAAAGCTGCAGCCCTTAATAAAGTTGTCTGATTTACTGTTGACAGTCCAAGGTAAAGCAATGAACACTATGATTGCAAATGCCAACAACAACGGAATACTTAGTAATAACAATGTTTTTTTCACTTTCATTTATACCCCGCCTCCTTCAAGGCATTTCTTACTGAACCCATTTTATGATTTCTAATCATTTGCCAAGCCTTATATGCATCAGAGTGCCACCACTTAATTTTATACTGCGTAGGTAAGTAAACCGTTGTTCCAGTGCCTACTTCACCCAAAGTCTTATTCAA